TAATACAGTCACATTTAATTCATCAAGTACTCTAACTTCTTCTTCACCTTTTATTTGAGTTCCTTTATTACTAAAATGAGACCATTCAGCTGCACATAGAGCAGACATTGTCAAGTCAATATTACTTGGATCATTTTCAGCGACAATCATATATTCATCACCACCATTTCCAGATACTGCTGATGTGCTATCATTCCAGCACCAAGATTTACCAACAGCATGAAGATTTACATTGGCAAGACCCATTCTTTCTTTATACTTATTCTTACGTAAGTATTCAGCTTTATCTTTTTGATGCCATTTATCTTCCATATCATCTAATTGGTCATCAACCCAATCTACATCAACTTCAACAGCTCTATAGATGAGTTTTGTTTTCATTTTATTCATGAAAGTCTTATACATGACCTTAACAATAGGTGGAACTTTACCTTCAGTATTTTCAACTTTTGGTTGTTTTTGTTTTTTAATTTTATTATAAACTTCTATAGCTGATGCTACACTGAAATTATTTTTAAATAAATGTGCTATACATTTCTTAGCAAAATCCATTGTATTAGATTTTGATATAATTTGACCAAACCAATAATCATCACTTCTAAATCTTGATAATGCATCAGTCATTTGATCATATAAATCTAATTTCTTTTCATTCCAAGTATCAGTAGCATTATCTAATAAATCATAATAATGATCTTCTAATTTATCAATTATTTTAAAGAATTCCTTAGGATTTTTAGCTTTAGAAAATGCTTTATTTAATTCTTGTGATAATAATTTTTTACCTTCTTTAGATTTACATATCTTTTTGCAATAAAGTACAACATATAGATCAGGTTTATATAATTCATCTTCATCATCGTCATCATCAGACCAACCATCATCAGTAATATGCCAATACGCATTTTTAGAAAATAGACAACTTTCTAAGTCTTTAACTTTAGAATTCTCCTTAATATATGAACGAGTATCATAATTAGCCATCATGATTTTATAGAATTCAAAGACGGTCATTGTATTCTTATGTTGGAACTTTTCTTCCCACCAATCTTCATAGTTTTCTATTAAATCATCTTCGTCATTACCACCGCCACGGTATTTAACATTCTTTTTCCATGACTGTTCAGCATCTTTTTCTTTACGTCTAATAAATTCTTCGTATGCTTGAATAACACGATCTTTCAGAGAAGACATTTTAGCTTTCTGATTATGATATTCTTTTGGTTTGACGTTTAGACCTAAATCTGCATCATCATATTCATCAGTATCTTCGATGATATAACCTGCATCTTCTAATATGTATTTTGCTTCATCTAACTTCATATATTATTTATTAGAATGACAATTCTTTGAAATCATCGTCATCTTCATCAATGAAATCATTACATGCTTCATCAAGTCTATCTAATTCATCAACTATAAATTCAGCGCATTCATTTTCTTCAATATCTTCTTTCCAGTATGTGAATATCTGGTCAAATATCTCAGAATTATTAGGTATATTCTTCCTAAACTTATTTCTTACAATTTTGACTACATTATTCTCATAATCTGTATATTCGTCGCCGTAGCTCATTTCATCCTCCGTTGTGTATATGTTATATATTATACTTATCTATAGTAGACAAATGCTAATAAATATAATATGAGCGAATTATATGATAAACTAAAAAATTATTGGAATGGAAAACTTGGCAAATATGGTGACGAATTAGTCAGAGAACATGCTAAGGAATTAAAAGCATATTCTATTGCATCTATTTCAGATATTATTGACCATTTAGAACAAAATAAGTTTAGATTAGAAACTTATGGTAAAACATCATGGTCTAAATTCCTAAATATAGCTAAGTTATCTGAATATCTAAGACCAGGATATATTACTGACGCTCTTGCTATTACTACACATCAACCTGCTATGGGTCAAGGAGAATTCTTATTTGTATCATGTTTTAAGAATATTTCTATCAATAGTAACTCAGGTGATTTAATAGATACATCTACAAATGAAAAGATTGAATTTAAGGGTAATCGTTCATCATTTGCTGGTGAAGGTAAAGATAAATTAAAATATAAAGAGATGAATGATGATGTAATGTATTCTATATGTAGTCTATTTGATATTGTAGAAAATAGTAAAGGTTCTTTTGATAGAGAATTCTGTAAAATGATAGATGGTAAATTAAAAGAACAACCTGAAATGATTGATAAAGTAATAAACATTTGTCAAAATATAGAACCTGAGTCACATACAATAACAAAAATGTTTACTCAGTTATATAAAGAAAAAGAAGATTTATATCATGTAGTTGCAGCAATGCATTGTTATACATATTTAAAGCTACAAAAGACAGATTGGTTAGTAGTCACAAATGATAATGGATTTGCTATCTTCAAAGCTCCAGAAGATGCAGAAGATGCATGGTCAATAGTAAAACAATTGAAATTAGGTACATGGGGCAAACAAAACAAAAGTATTGAATTAAGTTTATAATATGGGCGATAAGAATACATCATCAAAATTAGTTGAAAACCATTCTTCAGTGGCATCACAACAAAGTACAATTATTGAATTGTATTATGGTGCTACAACAGATGGTGAAATTAAGAATAAGCAAGACTGTGGTATGCCTATCTCCCAAGATAGTATTGCTGAAATACGTTTAACTGAATCTATATTTGGAACATTACCAAAGTTAACAATTAAGATTTATGATAATGGTGAATGGGCAACTACTTTTGCATTTAGAGCTGGTAATAACATTAGATTAAGAATAACACCTGTAGATGGAAATCCTGATATGTTGCAAAATCCATATTTGGATTGTTTCTTTACATTAGAAGGTGTTAATACTTACATGAATCAAGCAGCAGGAAAATACATTTATGAATTGTCTTGCATATATGCATGTGAAACATTTATCAATTCAGTTTGCACATGGCCAGAAACAGAAATAATGGCTAAATTAAAAGGTTATAAGAAAACATCTAAAGAAGTATTACAAGAATTAGTTGAAAAAGCTGCGCTTAAATTTGATTATAGATGTCCATCTGATCCAACAGATAAAATGTTATGGCTTAATAAGACTTTAACTTATGCTAAGTTTGCTAAGCATATTATTGATCATGCTTGGATTGGAGAAAATGATTTACCTTTAATGTATATCAATAAGAATGGTCAATTTGTTTATGACTCTCTTGTTAGAATGTGTACACAAGGTATTTCATATAGTTATATGTTTGAACAAAACTATAATAAGTTAAGACAAGTTAATAAAAATTTAACATATAAACCTTATATGGATTTGTTATTCTATAATCTTCCTTATAAAGCATTTGATGATGGTTGTACTATTCAATCAGTACAATACAATCCATATAATCGTTCTGAAATTGATACTGATAAACAAAAACCACAAAAGGTTCAAGATGATCAAGAAAATTCATTTAGACAATATGAATTTAATGGTAATGGAACACGTTTATCAAACATTTCAAATAAGTCAGCTAAATCATTGCATTTAATTAACAAAAGAGAATATAGTGGAATTTATTTTAAAGAATTGCATGAATACTATAATGTTGCTCCTTTGCATCATAAGAATATTCGTAATTCATTCTTCACTAATTTCTGTTATATGACTTTAAATATGAATGATCAATCAGATGTTAAGCAGAATGATCCACAAGCAAAACAAGAAGATAAGAAAATAGCTAAGACTTACATAAATCTTGGTGATAAAGTTTATATAGATGCATCAGATTCTAAATACACAAATAAGATTTTATCTGGTGAATATATTGTAGCAGGTTTAACTCATATTTGGGCACCAAACCATAACTATACAATCTTAGTTCAAGGTGTAAATGATGGTACCTATAATGAAGGTTATATGGCTATTCAAAATGATATAGATAAAATGGCAGCATCATACAACAAATATAAAATGAGTAGATAATGAGTGATTTGAATTTAGATAAAGTAAAAGAAAATTTCCCTGAGCTATTCAATGATATGGCTAATATCAACGATGATGTTGATGTTAAGTTTGATGGTCGTTGGGAAGGTAAAGTAATTAACAATAATGACCCTGAAAAATTAGGTCGTGTTCAAGTACAAATCTTTAACTTCTATGATGACCTTCCAAAAGATGGAATTCCTTGGGCAATTCCAGATATTTTATTCATTGGTTCTAAAGCAGGTAATTTCATTGTTCCAGAAAATGGAACATTAGTTTCAGGTTATTTTGACCAAGGTGATATTCATAAACCAATTTATGATAAGTTATCTTTCAATAAAGAAAGTATCGATAGCGGTGCAGCAGATCAAAGAGAAGATTATCCACATAAGATGATTATCTTCCAGACTGACCAAGGTGATTACATGACTTTGAATAGAAAGACTGGTGAAATGGCTCTATTACATAGAACTGGTGCATCATTGATATTCAAAGGTAATGGTGAAATTCAAATTGATACTGGTGTAGATGAAGAAAACAATCAAGGTGATTTAGTTATAAATGTTAATGGTAATTGTAAAATCAATTCTAATGGTGATACTGAAGTCACATCTATTGGAACTACAAAAGTAGATGGTCTAATGGTAGAATTAGGTAAGAACGCAGCAAAACAATTAGTCAATAATTTGCCAAATTGTGTCGTGACTGGGGCTCCGCATTTCTTAGGTAATACAAACGTAAAATGTTAAGGTGAATATGATTAGAATAACAGTTGATAAAAATAATAAAAATGTTAAATTGCATTATGATGATAATGCACATAAATTAAATGAATATACACAGTTCTTTAAAGAACACATGAGTAATCTAAGACAAAAGTATTTTGATATGATTAAGATATATTGGTATCTTCCATCAGATTGTTATGGTTTAGATAAATTATGTGATGATATTTTTAGAACAGACTCTAAGCATTTCAAATATATTACAGAAGAAAAATCTCAATATTCTACAGTTTATTGTTATGACAATAAATAGAATATGAGCTTAAACATATACAGTTATTATCAAACATTTAAGCCACATTTCAGTTATAGATTTAAGGTGGATTTCTTAGCTAACCCTAGTTTATCTAGATTAGTTAAAGATATTAAATTGCCAAGTATTTCTATAAATGCTTCAGATGGTAGAAAAAGATTTGGAAACACCCAAATCGTTCTACCATTTTTCGAATTTGGAGACCAAGAATTAGAAATAACATTTGTTGAAACAGATGATATGAAAGTTTTACAACATTTAACATCAATGTTAAATTGGCCAAACAATCCAATTGAAGAAGTAATAAATGTGACTGAATATGATGACACATTAAGAAATGTGATTCATGTGACTGAATATGTTATTGCAATATATAATTTCAATTCACCACAATGGCAGAATGCCGGAGGAGGTTCAAATAAGATGGATTTGAGTGCTACTTATGTTGTTCGTTCCGTTCGTGATATTACTAAAGAAGATCAAAGTGGTCTATATGAATTACCATATTGGGCACCACAGCCTAATATAAAACAAGACTTGAATATGATTGGTTCATCTGTAGATGAAGGTGTTTCTGAAGATGAATGGAACAAGTTCTTAGATTCATTATACAATCCAGCAAGTAAGATTGAAGCTCCATTGTCAATACCTCCAAGTGGTGGTGATCCAAATCCACAGAATAGTCCTGCTCAAACACCAGAACCTCAGCAACAACAAGATCAGAAACCAGTTAAACCTGCTCCTTCTCCAATTAATAATAAGAAGTATTCACAGATGACTGAAGCTGAACAAAAAGCATATCTACGTGAATTGCTTAAGAATGAAATTTCTGGTAAGGCTACTAACGGTCACTCTAGAAAAGAAGGTAATGATAACCAAGTATATTCTAACCCATTTGATAGTAAGAAGTATAACCCAACTCAGATGAACTACGGTTATGGTAATACTTATGAAAAGTTGAAAACATTGGGTGCTGATAAAGTTGGACCAATCAAATTCAAGGTTAAGAAAGATATAGTTATTGATGGTAAGAAGTATAAGGCTGGTGAAGAAATCACATTCGCTAACTTAACTGCTGCTAATAACGCATTGAAGGATGAAAAGTTTGGTAATAACTCTATCGTATTAGACCAAGCATCAGCAGACAAGCTAAATAACTTAGTCTTGGATGATATGGCTAATAAGATGCAAAAAACATTCAAGGATAAAGGTATCGAAGAAGTTATCGATAACATGAACCAAAATGCTCAGATGGGTCTAACACACATGATTTATGGTGGTGAAGGTACTATGAAGAATGTTGCTGAAAACTTGAGAAAGAATAAGAAAGAAGCAATTGATTCTCTACAACAGAATGGTGGTTATTTGGGTAATGACTTCGTTGATAAGCATAAGAATGATAAAGGCTCTACATATAAATCTACTAACGCTAAGACTGGTGCAACAATGTCTTGGAATAGACTTGATTATATGTCTGAAAAGGGTAAAACAATTGTAAAAACACCAGGAACTAAGACAGCATGAGTTTAAATGTATTTTCACATGATTTGTCCATTAAGTTAGCTGACTCATATATTGTCAGTCTAAAATGGAGAGAAACAGATACTGAGTATACTGTTCTAAAATCATGTATTTCTTTTCAACCACCTGTTGCTAAATTCAAAAAAGAAGTTCAACAAGTAGGTAATAACTCTTATGCATTCTTAATTCCTGATTGGGAAATAGATGATCTTACTATTACATTACAAGAAGATACAAATCTAAATATTGGTAAGATTGTTTCTCAAATGTTATCATATACATTTGATTTCAATGATGAAAAATGGTTTTATAAAGAAAATAATATCTATCAATTATTGATAGATGTATATGATAATAATTTTAATAGAATAGTCTATCGTTATGATTATCGTTATTTGAAATTAGTCAAATATGATAATTATCAATTAGATTATGAATCTGATAATATCTTACAATGGTCATTATCATTTGCTTACATGTATTCTAAAGAAATGGCATGTAATATTGATCCAAATGAACATAATGTTTCATTACCACAAGAATCAGAAGCTCCAAATAGTACAACTAAAGATATTGCTGAAGAATATACAACTCCTCATCAAGAACCTAATACTGGTAATTCTGATGGTCATAATTCTACAGGTGGAGCATCAGCTGAAGATGCTTATGCTAAAGCTCTTAATGCTCAGAAAACTAAGATGGAACAAGACTCTAAGACTGAACAAGTTCAGACTCCTGCTGCAGATAAACAAGAAACAAATAATGACCAAGAAATTGTATTGGATAATGTTGATATTAAGGCATCAGAAGGTAAGACTAAAGAAACTGCTGCTACAAATCCTGTAGATTTGAATAAACTATCTGGTGATGATAGAATTGATGAACTTGCTTATAGAATGATGAGAGGTCAATTAGATAATGGTAAACCTCGTTATGATAAGACTTATAAAGCAGGTTATACTGAATCTGAAAGAGCCGCTGCTCAAGGTATTGTCAATCAGAAGGATTGGGAAGGTCTTAAAGAACGTCATGATGCAAGAGTTGCAAATAAAGATACTCATTACTCAACTGCAGAAGAAACTGCTGTTGCAAAGACTGACTATACACCAAATAAAGATGTAGCTCAATCAAGAAGTGCAGATGTTTCTACTCCAACATCTCAATCTACTGGTGGTCAAGACGCTACTGACGCTGCTGCTAAGGCAAGACTTGCTGCTGAACAGAGAAATAAATCTGAAGATGTTGCAGTTAATACAAAACCTGTAGAACCAAAACATGAAACTCAACCAAAACAGCAAGATACTCAAGTAGCTAAGACTGAACCACAGAAATCTGAAGAAAAGAAACAACCAAAACAAGAAACTACTCAAGTTGCTCAGTCTGAACCTAAGAAAGAACCAAAATCTGATGGTAAGACACAAATATCTGAAGACCAATATGGTAATATCAAAGTTGAAAATGATACTGGTACTCTTTATAAGACTAAAGA